TAATACATTTGCTGGTGTTATCAACGGTAAGTATAGAGTTTACATCGATCCATTCGCTGCAAACAGTGCTGCAACTCAGTACTATGTTATCGGATACAAAGGTACATCACCTTACGATGCTGGATTATTCTATTGTCCTTACGTTCCATTACAGATGGTTAGAGCTGTTGGTCAGGATACATTCCAACCAAAAATTGGCTTTAAGACTCGTTACGGAATGGTTGAGAACCCATTCTCACAAGGTACAACTCAAGGATCAGGAACACTTACTGTTAACGCTAACCGTTACTACAGAAGAGTTTCAGTTTCAAACCTTATGTAATTCATATTACAAATTTTTCAAGGAGATCCGAAAGGGTCTCTTTTTTTTGTGTCTAAATACTAATATGGATGATCAGAAAGCCGCAAAAATTTTAATCAAAAGATCAAAGAAAAATCCAATTTTATATTCAACTGCTGATATTCTTTACGCTAAAAGAATTAAAAAATTGCAAAAAGTAAATGACTGATTCAGTATCACCCTTTGACAAACAAATAGCCAATCGGAACTATATGTCTCCTCTTGGTTTTAAGTTGATTTTAACTAAAACACCAAAGGTTGATTTTCTTTGCCAATCTGCGAACATACCTCAAATAAGTATGGGAACTGCAATACAACCATCTTATTTGAAGGATATTCCTGTGCCTGGAGATAAAGTTTTATATGACGATTTGAACGTTCGTTTTTTAGTGGATGAAAAGATGGAAAACTATCTTGCAATTCACAAGTGGATGCAAGGCCTTGGATATCCAGAATCTTTAGGACAGTATGATCAACTTAGAAAAGATGACAACAGAACTAATCGTGGAGTTGTTGATAAAGGAGATCCACGTTATTTTGAATTTTCAGATGCTACTTTACAAGTTTTAAACAGTAATTATAAACCAAGTGTCTTAATTAATTTCAAAGATGCATTTCCTACATCACTTTCAACATTAGATTTTGATGTCACAACTCGTGACTATAATTACTTCACAGCAGAAGTTAATTTTAAATATACCATTTATAATATAACTGATCCAAATGGTGTTAGACTAGATAATAACCCAACAAAATAATTTTACATGATAAATCTTGATAAGATTCAGTCCATGTGGCAAGAGGACTGCAAAATTGATATTGACAGTATGCATGAAGAATCAATAAAGATTCCACAACTTCATTCTAAATATCATGAGATGTTGAACAATTTAATACTATTGAGAACCAACGCTCAAAAGATACAAAAGAGTGTTCGTCATCAAAGATATGAATATTACTCTGGTAAGGCAGATCCAGAGGTGTATGAGAAAGAACCTTTTCCAAAAAAGGTGAGAGATAAAGATGCATTGATGAGATACATGGATGCTGATGAAAGATTGACAGAAGCAAATCTCAAAGTTGAATACTACAATGTGATGATAAATTATATTGAAAGTATTCTCAAACAGATATCAAATCGTACATATCAAATTAAGAATTCAATTGAATGGCATAAATTCCAAGCTGGATTTACATGACCCATCTTATTATCAAAAAGAAAAACGAAGTCTTCGTTACAGTTGATTCAGAACAACATGTGTATCATGAACTCTCTGATCATTTCACATTTGAAGTGCCTGGCGCTAAGTTCATGCCGCAATATCGTAATAAGTATTGGGATGGTAAGATAAGACTTTATGATATGAGAAAAAATGAGATCTATACTGGTCTTGTAGATCGAGTCATATCATTCTGTAATCGTAAAGGATATACTTATGAGTTTGAGGGAAGTAAATTTTATGGATTGCCACTTGAAGAGAATGAGATGATATCACCAGAGGGTGTCACAGATTATACAAAGAGTATATCAAAACATAAACCCAGACCATATCAGATCATGGGTATTCATGATGCTTTGAGACATAATCGTAAATTGTTATTATCACCGACAGCATCTGGTAAGTCGTTAATGATATATGCAATTACAAGATATCATGTTGAGAATAATCGTAGAATCTTAATTGTAGTTCCAACCACATCTCTTGTTGAACAGATGTACAAAGACTTTGAAGACTATGGTTGGAATGTTGAAAACTATTGTCATCGAGTATATGCAGGGAAAGATAAAAATAGTGATTACAGTGTGACCATTACAACATGGCAATCGATTTATAAGTTAGATCGAAAATATTTTAATGAATTTAATGTAGTCATTGGAGATGAAGCACATCTATTTAAATCAAAATCTCTAGTCAGTATCATGACAAAGATGCTTGATTGTAAATATCGATACGGTTTTACAGGAACACTTGACGGAACACAAACACATAAGTGGGTATTAGAAGGATTATTTGGCCCTACCTATAAGATCATTCGTACAGATGAGTTAATGAAGAAAGGATATCTATCAAAATTAAATATCAAAGTTTTAACTCTTAAACATCCAGCAAGAAAGTTTGAGAACTATGAAGATGAAATACAATATTTAATCACACATACACAGAGAAATAACTTCATTAAAAACTTAACTCTTGATCAAAAAGGAAATACACTGATATTATATACGAGAGTCGAGACACATGGACTTCCTTTGTTTGATCTCATAAATAGTAACAAGGAAGAAAATAGAAAATGTTTCTTTGTTCACGGAGGAGTTGATACTGAGGATCGGGAACAAGTTCGCACAATCACAGAGAAAGAAGAAAATGCAATTATCATTGCCTCTTACGGCACCTTCTCAACAGGAATTAACATTAAGAATCTTCACAACGTCATATTCGCATCACCAAACAAATCAAAAATCAGAAACTTACAAAGCATAGGTCGAGTTTTAAGAAAGGGTGACAATAAAATTAAAGCAACTCTATTTGATATTGCTGATGATATTACATACGGATCTTCTAAAAACTATACTTTAAATCATATGATGGAGAGAGTTAAGATATATAACGAAGAAAATTTTAATTACGAAATGCTTACGATACCTTTAAAAAAATGTCAAATAAATTTTTAGCAGTTGTAAAACTAAAAACAAGTGAAGAAGTAATTGCAAAAGTTGAACTTTCACCAGAAGCTGATGTGATATCTTTAGATTGTCCAGCGATGATTGGACACTCAAACTTTTCACGCAAGCCTGGAATCAGTGTTATCAAAATTGAACCTTGGATTAAAACAGGTCGAGAACAGACATATATAGTGGAGATGAGTAATATTATCACAACATGTGAGGTTTCTGATAAAGAAGTTATCAAAGCATATAATAAGTTTGTAAAAGCATATTATGATACTGAAGATGTTATTAAGAAACCAAAACCAAAGATGACAAAGGAAATGGGTTACATATCTAATGTCAAAGATGCCCGTAAAAGCCTAGAGAATATATTTAAGAATAGCTAAAGCTTATCTTTGAACCTCTACAAAGGTTATTGTAACTGTTTTTAGACACCTTGTCAAGCGTTGTAAAATAGTGTATAATAATATTATGAATAATAAACATTATTAACATATTTCATGGCAAGAAAAAGATCGGAACACTATGTAAATAACAAAGAGTTCCTTGCCGCTATTGTAGAATACAAGGACAAAGTTGCCTTAGCTGCAGAGAGAGGTGAAGCAAAACCTCGTATTACAAATTACCTTGGTGAGTGTTTCTTAAAGATAGCAACACACCTATCCTTTAAACCTAACTTTGTAAACTATATGTTTAAAGACGATATGGTATGTGATGGTATTGAAAACTGTGTTCAATATATTAATAACTTTAATCCAGAGAAATCTAAAAATCCATTTGCATACTTTACACAGATTATACATTATGCATTTTTAAGAAGAATTCAAAAAGAAAAGAAACAGTTAGAAATAAAAACTAAAATTATAGAAAGATCTGGCTATGAAGAAGTCATGGTTGTTGAAGAAGGTGCAGGCGGAACATCCTCTGATTATAATCAAATCAAAGATGCAGTACAAACAAGGATGAACTATCAGTGAAGATTGCCATTATTACAGATCAACATTTTGGTGCAAGAAAAAACTCTAAACTTTTCCACGATTACTTTCTAAAATTCTACGAAGATATATTCTTTCCAACTTTAATTAAAGAAGGAATTACTACTATTGTTGACATGGGTGATACATTTGATAGCCGTAAGGGTGTTGATTTTGTATCATTAGAGTGGGCAAAAAATAATTATTATGATAAGTTAGCAGAATTAGGAATCACGATTCATACGATTATTGGGAACCATACTGCATACTATAAGAACACAAATGATCTAACTGGTGTTGGTCTTTTTCTGAGAGAGTATGATAATGTTAAGATATATTCAGAAGCTGAAGAAGTTAAAATAGATAAAACAAATTTTTTATTTGTGCCTTGGATTAATCCTGAGAATCAAGATAAAACTTTTGAATTGATTGAAGAGAGTGATTCTCCATGTGTGATGGGTCATCTTGAATTAAATGGATTCATGGCAACTCGTGGTCATTTCATGGAACATGGCATGGACGCACATATTTTTGATAAATTTGATAGAGTTTATTCTGGACATTATCATATGAGATCAAATAAAGAAAATGTCTTTTACTTAGGCCATCCATATGAAATGTATTGGCATGATGTC